GTTCCTGATGTAACGTGTATATATAAATTTCTGTTTATTCTGCCAAATGCTTTTATATTATCATCTAACAACCAATGACTTGTGGCCCCATTTTCTAGTGCATGTTCCCAGCAGAAATTTCTTGCAGGACCAGAGCCAGTTCCGTGATCCATGGTGCATGAGTCGTAGTTCTCGATGTATTGTTTAGGGAGAATTAGTATTTTATCTTTATCAATGACACTTGCGTATTGATCATACTCTTGTTCTTCAACAACGATAGAGTATGGCATATCCATCTTCTCTAAAGCTTTACTCGTATGTCTACTTTCCCATCGTCCTTTAGATATAATATAAACTGGATGTTTAGGATTCATCAACGTACCGCTTGTCAGCATATCTCCTCTTTTTCCATTCAGGATACCAAAGACTTGGAGCTTTGGTTATCTTTTGACCAATGAGTTCAGCAAACTTGTCGATATCTTCTTGATTTCTAAAATGTACTACTATTTTTCTAAAAGAACTTAGATCTTCCATTTCAAACTCTGGCATATCTTGCCATTCGTCTTTCCAATTTATTTCATTAAATCTTTTACGATATGTTTCATTAGAAACACGAGATTTCCCATCCCATTTTGGTTTTTTATTTTCCATTTACTTGATTCATTTTCTATAGTCCTCCAGATTAACAACATTATGATCATTATGTTCTGGCTCGTAATGATCTATGATTTGTTCTATTTTGTGAAGTTTAACCTGTGCATAGGGCCATAATAATTTAGCAACTTGATACGCCTGCCTAAATCTTACAGAATAAACCCAGGCATCTTTCCAATGTGCCTTCCTAGAGGGAGAACGATTTCTCTTTCTAACTGTTCCAACCCCTAGCTTTTCATGAATCCATCTTAAAACATGTTCATCACACATTTCAATTCTCATCGTAATCCTTTGACAAAGATAAGCTTTACCATTAGATTTTTTTTCTTTACGTTTAGCAAAATCAATGGAGCCTTCTCCATCAAAGAGTCCTGCAATATACGCTGCGTCCACAATACTAATTGCCATAAGTATAAATAAATCTAACGATACTTGTCATTGGATTATATTCTCCTTTATTACTGCTAGTGCAAGAACTTGTTAGTAGTACGACCATTGTTATCAGCATCATCATCTGTAACCATTTTGGGTTCATATACATAAAACTCTCCTTCTGAGTCACATTCCCAACACTGATGAATATTCACATCTCTTGGGTCTTCTTGATCTTTTATTTTAACAAAGCCATTGCCATTACAAACATCACAGATAGCTTTATGTACTCTATACTTTTTTAATTTTACCATTTAATTTCTTCGCTTTCTCATTTGCTAGTGATTCAATTGTTTTACTAATAGATAATTTTGCATCTGGTAATAAAACTTTAGACAAAGCAATTAATATGCTATACGTCTTGTGAGTTAGGGAAACGTTACGGTATTTTGTTATATCAGTCATTTAGTTCCTTTCATTTTAATGACTATATAGGATGTCTGTGGGAGATTGTCAATGGAAAAATTTATTAAATTTTTATGTATTTCAGAGGGTGTTGGACCTAGAACAGAAACGTAATTGACAATGTGGCAGAATTGTGGTAGAGGAAGTTTCTTACCTTTAATACCTATCCTATTTTCTCTCTTTAGGATAGGTTTATCAACATTATTAGAGAAAGAATAGTTATTCCTCCTAAAATAAAGAATATCCAAAAAAATATTTTATTCACAAATAATTCCTTGCCAGGTCCCTGGTCCGTTATTCATAAACCAGGCATTACGTTCTATGTCGTAAGTTGCGTGTTCAATTCTTAATTGATCACCATACTCAAAACATTCGTGTACTGTCCCTTCAAATGGAACTACGGGTAGTTTTACTTCCCCGTTGAACAGGAGGATTATCAAAACTATCTCTTTTATCATGTTTCTTTCTACCCCATGCTATTATTTTATTAAATCCTGGAACATTTATTTCTAAATTAGCATATGGTTTCCATTGCTCTTTAATCATGTTTAATTCAATAACTAATACCGACCATTGTTTAGGTGATATGTTTTTACAGGATATTGTTAGTTTTTTCATATTCTTTTTTCCTTTCATATTTATGGGCAGTTATTATTAAGGCTCATACCCAGGAGCCTTAAATACTATATAGGATATCTAGGGATTATTGTCAACCCCCTTTTCTACCTTTTCCACGATATTTACCCATTCTTTTTTCGTGCTTATTTCTGTTCTTTTTATGCCTTCCAGGCCGTTTTCTAGGCTTATCTTTCTTATAATTACTTACACCATATAGTGGCTTTTTCTTAGCCATTTTATTCTAGGTTTTTAGGTGCTTCGAACGTTACTTTTTTAGGATCACTTATATGAGGAATATACGAAATTTTGCCATTCACATGTTGTTTTAAATCTGTGCCGCAAGTGACACATCTATAATGATCTCGCGTAATAGATACTAATAGCGTGGGACAAGTACAGGTAGGACAGGTTCCATTTACAATTTCAGTTTTTATGTCAATGTCTCCAAACATTAGTTACAATTTATTTTATCAAGATCAGCTGGTTTATCTTTATAAAACCAAAACCAAGATGAAATCTTTGTTCCTTCTTGTGTATATGTGCATTTAGGACCTATTGCACATGAACTTAAAGCGAATAACGCTATTATAAAAAATAATTTTTTCATATTAGTCTGCTTTTAAAGTGCCTTTTAAATAACTTAAATCATGAGGTATTTTTTTACTTTTTATACCAATAAATCCTTTTTTCTTCATACTTTTTAATCCCATAGCTATACCTCTTCTAACATTAGGATCTTTTTCCATATAGCCTTTAGTTTTTTTACCTGTTCCTTTTAATGTTTGTACTACTTCTTTACCTTTTTGATATATTTTAAAATATTTACTTGCCATGTTATTGTGATAGTGGGTTTGATGTAGAAACTTTAATTTCTTCTATTTGAACTTTTAATAATTCTATTTCTTTTTCATTAACTAATGTTTTAGTGTGAGAATGTTCAGTATCCACATTTTCTAATGCTGTAACTTTTTCCTCTAATACTGCTATTTGAGCAGAATAATCAGTTGTAGATCTACCTTCTATTTCAGCTAATTTAGTTGTGATCTCTCCATACTTAACGAAGCCACCACCTATTGCAACGATTGCTGCAACTAAAGCTGCTATTCCTGCGAGTTGGTCTTTAAGATTTTTCATTTTTCAACATCTCCAGTTCCATTAAAAGCCTTTGTTTCTTAATATTTATCTCATTAAGTTTTCTAGCTTTGATTTCTATCTTATCATTTTGGGTATAACTTGCAAGATTAGTATTTGGGTATATTTGCCTACTATCAAAGATATTTAATTGGTCTAAATATATGTCTTTTGGCTTATAAAACACTGTATTTTGATACATATCCAGAGATGCTTGCTCACTTGTCATTGCTTCCATTTTTATAATATTCTTGACGGCTAAATTTTTAGATATATCTTTAATGTCTTCGTCAACCTTATCCATTATTCTGGCAAGATTTTTGACGATAGCTTTTTTCTGTTGTATCTTTTTTTGTTTGGCAAGCTTCTTAGTCTGAATAGTGGACTTCTTAGGAGACTCGCTATCAGGTTTCTCTTCTTTAACTTCTTCTTTTTCTTCTTCATTAGTTGCTTGTACCATTTCTGTAGGCTCTTCTTCAATAGCTTCTTCTTCAGCCATGTCAGTATTTTCTTCTTCCATTACCTCTTCTTCAGCCATCTCAGTAGACTCTTCAGGCATTTCTTCTTCCATCATCTCTTCTTCCTGGAATGTTTCCGTCATCATGGATGGCTCTTCTTCCATCACTTCTTCTTCTTGAAAAGTTTCTGTAGTGAAACCTTCTCCGTCCTCGGTTGGTTCCATGAATATGGGTCCATCATCTTCGACGAACGATTCTTCTTCATTAAATACTTCCTCTTCTTCAGAAACCATAGGTAAGAACGTTGCGACGATCTCGTTTGATTCTTCATATATCTCCTCCATCATTGTTTCATCTGCAAATGTAATCATTGGTCCATCTTCAAATGTCATACCCTCATCTTCCATCATAAAGACCTCTTCCTCCATAAAGAATTCTTCTACAAATTCTTCTGCAAATGTAAATTCTTCCATCTCCATAGGCATTTCCATTTCAAACTGAGGCTCTTCATTAAAAGTAAAAGTCTCTTCTTCAAAGGTAAATTCTTCCATATCTTCGAATATTTCTTCTTCTAATTCTTCAAAAATCTCATTTATTTCATCTTGAATAGTTTGATCTATAGGTTCTGATTCGTATGTAATTGTAAGGGAAGGCTCTTTTAAATCAACGGACCAGTGACCTGTTCTATTAGATGTATCTGTAAAATCATATCTTACATTAATGTCGAAATCTGTTTGAGTGCTTCTAGATATAGATAAAGTATCTGATCCAGATTGATAACTACCACAGTTAATGCTGCCACAACCAGTAGAACTATATGTCCTAATCTGTGTTGTTGCTTCACCATCAGCTCCAGTTACTGTTACTGTTGATTTAACTGTAGAATTATAATTGTTCCAATGCCAATATTTAAAAGAATGATTGGATGTAAAACCATCTTGTAATTGCGCTTCTGTTAAATTAGCATCGTCTTTTAAACTTACGTCGTCTGATTTTATATATTCACCATGTTCCGCAGCAATAATGGTACTTCCATGCCTACCATCAGCTGTACCTGACCATGATCCTGAATCAAAGTTTTGATTAAGTAGATTACTTGTTGTTGTCTCTTCTGCTGAAGTTGTAAGGGTTAATAGTGTCAGCAAAAGTGTTAATACGATATGTCGCATAAGCCATTACTCCTATAAATATTAGAAGCCAGATCACTTAGGTGTCTCCCATTCTATATTTTTCTTTTTTTCTTTAATCTTTTTTTCTACCTGTTTGTCAAATTCGTCAAACTCTTTTGTCATTTTAGCTTGTTCTTTAGCTAATTTTTTTTCCTCTAGGGCTTCTTTTTTTTCTATTTGTTTTTGAATTTTTTCTCTAGCTTTCATACGTTTTACATAGATATCGTAATCAGGTCTTTCGTGATCGTATTTAGACCATAACGCTTTAGCTTCTTTACCTATTTTACCATCAATTGGACATGGAGTGCCTGCTTGTATCATTGATTCAAACACACGCTCATCTTGACAAAGAATAGCAACCGCTGCTACCTTCATACCAAAGTCATTTAAAATTCTTGCTAGTTTTAATCTTTCACAATTCTTATCTATAAAATGTTTACCCCCAGATATACCAACACCAAATGTTTGAATCCCTGCTGAAGCTCCTACTGCACAAACATCTTGTGTCATAGCATTATAAGATGGAGCAGAGGCTGATGGTGGTGAAGATTTTATAGTTGAATTTGTAGTATTGCTAGTTGTTGATGTAGACTCAGAACCTGATTCATAGGTAGTTGTAGTAGTTGATTCATATCCACCTTCAATTGAAGTGTTAGATCCAGAAGTGTTTGTTTGTGTAGTATCTGCTCGTGCTGGTCCGCTACAGAAAGCTAAAATACATAAAAGTATAATTAATGCTCCTGTTACATGGTATTTTATAAAATTATCCATTGTTTTCATAGGACATATCAGTAGCCCATTCCTTATGATTTTCATAAGTTCTTTTATTTTTACATGCACAATTATCACACGTGCATGCCCCACCTTTATCTAAATTATCTTTTGGTAGATGCATTGCACTATCACAATGACAATCGCATTGACAATTTTTACATTTAGCCATTTGCAGCCTCTCTGCAAGAAGGACATGTTTTTTTATAGGTTTCTGGATGTTTTTCACAAACTGTTTTTGTTTCTTCTTCTGGAACATCTTCATATAATTCCAAATGAGGATCTTTTTTTTCTTTGTGAAGTAAATTCTTAATCCAGTTTATTAAATTTTTAATCATTTTTCTTTTCCTCAATGTTGTAGAAGAATCTATCAGTATCTTCAGTTTTCCATTTACGAGTGTCTTCTACATTCCACTCGGAGGTTTGCACTTTCCAGTCGGGTACTTCATTCTTAACGGTGAACGAAGGTATATCCCAAAGGATACGATTGTTAGGTTGTGCTGCATAATTTCCATTCTCTAGAGCGAGAATGTGTGCGCACTTATGTTCGTGCGGATTTTCTGAATGATCAGTATCTACTATATTACTCTCTGGGTGCGCCCAGTCAACAGTAAATAAATAAGCTCCTGGATGTAATTTCTTATCTTTTCCAAAGTATTTACCAGACTGACCGTCTAAGATATCATAAGAAGTGACAGCAGGATAATAACTAAAACAATTCCAAAGCTCCAGCTCGTCAAGGCGCATCCTAGGTACTTCTTTGACATCAAATCCTCTTTGAATGAAGGCCGAAATAGGGAGACGATAAAACACAGCACCGTTCTCCATAATAGCATGAAAGAGTATAGGACGTCCTGTAATCGATGCCAGGCCAAATATAATGCAGTCTTCCACTTCTCCGTGGTGACTTTTGAGATCATAGAGATACTCTCTCCTGATCTGTGCGTAGGTCACAGGAATGTTTGCATTTAGATAGGCCATGCATAAATTAATTTACTAAGCTGATTATTATAATAATGGCAACAACTACACCGATAGCTATTTTTTTATTAGCTACAGCTAGTGCCCATACTTGTTTTACTTTTTCCATAGTTTTCTCCTCTTTTTATTTTATTATACCCCAATTAGGGCCAGATTCATAGTCTACTTTATTAGGAACTTCAAGAGAAACTGAGTTTTCCATTATTTCTTTTATTTTATTTGCATTATCTTTGACTGATATATCCAATTCATCATGTACTTGTATATGAGGAACTATTCCTTCTTTATGTAATTCTATCATTGCTTTCTTCGTCATGTCAGCAGCTGATCCTTGTATCAATCTGTTCAAAGCTTTATATGTGTAAGCTCTCTTAATCCCTGGTCCGTGTTCCATGAGCGCTTTATCATGAGGCAATGCTTTATGTATTCCAAATTGATTTGGTTCCCATAAATGAAACCTGCATAGTCGTCCAAGTAAAGTTCTAATCTTACCAGAGTCTTGGGCTCTTCTCATCACAGCGTCCATAAGTTGTTTAACAAATGGAACTTTACCATGATACTGTCTAAATAATTCTTCAGCTTTATCTTTAGATACTCCAAGTTCAGCTTGTAATTTATTTTTTCCCATACCATAGAACAGACCAAGGTTTATTGTCTTGGCCTGTGATCTAGGTATCTCCGCCATGTCTGCTACGATGGTATGAAAATCTGCATCTCCCTCATGATACGCATTCAATACCTCGTCCACTCCATAGAGATTCTGTAAAGTTGCATAATGCACTACCAACCTAGGCTCTTGCTGAGAATAGTCAAAACAACCCCATGTATGGCCTTCCTCGGGTATAAATAAGGACCTAATTCGTGGTCCAAGTTCTTTATCTCTGGCTGGTATTTGCTGTAAATTTGGATTTGAATAACTAAATCTTCCAGTTACTGTTCCTCCGTTATCTGATCTTAATTGGTTAATTTCTGCATGTATTCTACCCTTGTAAGAATGTTTCAATATGGTATCAATGAACGTGGTATGGGCTTTATTTATTTCACGGGCTCGGGCTATTCGTTTCACCAGTGGGTGGGGGTGATTCTGTAAAAAGTTTTTTGTAAATGAAGGAGAGTTTGTCTTATCAGTACGGTCAAAAGGTAGGTGAAGTTTTTCAAAAACTTTGGCAATGGATCTTGCTGCCCATATTTGAACATCTATTTCTGTTTCTTTTTTTACTTCTAGTAACAATTGCTTTTCTTGTGCAACTAGGCTGGTTTTCAATTTGTGCGCTCCTTCCACATCGACGCGAACACCTTTAAATCTCATATCGACGAGGCAAGGAAAAAGTTCAGTCTCTAGTTCAAAAATAGATTGTATATCTTGGTGTAAAATTTCTTTCTTAAGTTCTTGCCAAAGTTCTAATGTAAGTTCAGCGTCCTTTTCTGCATAGGCTCCAACATAAATGGCAGGTAGTCTATACATTTCTGCCTTGGCGTCAACCCCCCAATCTTTAGCTGCAGCATATAAATCGCTTTCACTTTTTGTTTTTCCAGTATATCTTTTGGAACAGTTGTTTAAGTCATAACGCATTTGATTCTCATCAACTAAGGCCGATGCAATCATCGTGTCCACTATTTTACCGTTAATACTTAAACCTAATGACCTTATCCAACAAACGTCATACATGGCGTTGTGAAAGATTTTTGTTGCTGGTGTAGATAATACTCCTTGAAACCATTTTAAGACTTTTTTACGGTCCATATTACCACCACCTTCGTGAGCAATTGGATAATAACCAGACCATCCTTTAACAGCCACAGCTACTCCTGTTATATCTCCTCTATTAGTAACAGATCCTGATCCCATTTTAATTAAATCTGGATCTTTTGTTTCTAAGTCAATTGCTATTTCATCATGTTTGGATAAATCTGGAAATTCTGTTGGTGGTAGCCATTCAGTTTGTGGTTTAAAAAGTGGTACTTGCATCATTTAATTATCCCCCATGAGTTTGATGTTTGTTTGGTTTCTTTTTTTGGTTTTTCTATTTCTTTATAATCTCTTTCAAGAATCATTTCTAAAAAGTGTATTGCTTTTAATATATCTTCCTTTTTTCCTTTCAATCTGTGACGACAGATATATTTAATAGCACAACCTTCAGGGAAGAGCAATTCATTTTCAACTACAAACTTACTTGGTTGAATTTTAAATTTTTGATAATGAGATCCACCGTGTTGCTTGTCCCAAACACTCATACGTCCCCCATTGGAAATGCTTTTTCTTCATCATTAGGTCTTACAATATGTAAATGCTCTTTTGCTCTAGTTGCACCAACATAGAATAATCTATTTTCATCATCACGATTTCTTTCATAAGATTTTTGAGTATTCATAGTAAGGTCTGGTAATATAACTACATTGTCTTCTTCCCCACCCTTAACACTGTGAATAGTAGACAATTTAATTCGTGGTTCTTTGTTTAATTCTTCTCCATTAGCTCTCATTTTTCTAATGTAAGTGATTCTTCTCGATCCAGCGTTATCAAAACATTCATACCAAGTATTTTTAGTATTAAGACCGTGTCCTTGTGTTAATTGATCTATTCCATAAAAGGATTCTTTAGATAATGATTTTAATTTATTTTTTTCCCAATTAGCTGGACTCATATATTGAGATATATTCATAATATCTTTATAATGTAATAATTGTCCTCTTCTTAAATGCTCCCAATTGAGTGCTGCTTCCTGGATACCTTTTTCATAAGATTTATTAAATCTGTCTTCAAAATATAAACCTTTTTCTTTTAATACATCTTCTAAAGCTTTTAATTGATATCTTGTTCTAGTTAATACTAACCAGTTTCCTTTATTCATATTAATATCTTCAAAATTCCAATATTTGCTAATTGCTCCTTCATGTGATTTTGGTTTCCATTCTTTGTGTAATCGGTTGGAGACTCTTTCTATAATCTTCATAGCATAGTCATGAATCTTTCTAGGTATTCTCATTGATTGAGTTAAATTTAAAATTTTTCCTTTTTGTGTAATAAAGGAATCTACATCCGCTCCTGCCCATCTAAATATTGCCTGGTCATCATCCCCTGCAATAAAGGAATCTTGTGTATTAAAACTGTCAACCATATCCCATTGCATTCGAGATAAGTCTTGCGCCTCATCGACAAACACTACTTCAAACTTAGGAGATTTATCTGACTTAACAAAATCTAGTATCATGTCATTATAATCTATAAGTCCATATTCTTTTTTATATCTGTCTAGTTCATTAGCTATAATAAGAAGTTTATCATATTCTAATTTTTGAGTATGTTCTTTTAAATTAAATTGTTGATCTAGTGTAATGTTTCTTAATTTTGCAAGATTAATAATTCTTAGGTAGTCGCTTTTTGTAGTAAATAAACCAGTTTCTTCATCATCATAATCATTATAATCTATAGGTATTTGAATTTTCTTTCCTAAATCCTCATAATGTCTACGTTGCATAACATTTTCTTTGTTAATTCCTAAACGTCTGAATGCTAGTGAGTGTAAAGTTCTAAAATATGGAAGATCATCTTCTGTTAAATTAAACTTTTTAACAGCTCTATCTTTTGCCTCGTTCGCTGCTTTTCTAGTAAAAGCAAAATAACCTACTTTATCTGGATCAGTTTCTTTTAAATAATCATCCACTTTATTTAATAACGTATGCGTCTTTCCAGTTCCTGGTGGTCCTAATACAATAGTTTTCAAAATGAATCCTTCGGCTTAAGTTGCTTTTGGTTATAAACTTTTTCTGGTTTTTCAAATGCATCTACTATCATAACGCTTGGTCTTTTCTTACCAATATAAATTCTGTCATCTTTACAACCACAATGTTGTATTAATAAATCTTGAGTAGTTTGGTGTTTTTCTGACCATTTTCTTCTTTGTAAATAACCATGAAAAAATTTGTTAAATATAAAATGATGTTTTCCTTCTGAGGTCCACACATTTCCTAAAAATATTTCTTCTTTGTTTGTTGTTGCTGCTGAATCATTAGTACAATATTCTTCCAAATGATCTTTTAATTGTTCAATCAGTGATGATCCAATTGGAGCCTTTATAATTTCTACTCCTGCAAGCAACATATCTGTATATTTTTCAAATTCTTTAATGGTAATTCTTGGTGGTTTTCTATTAATTTGTTTTGTAACTGTTCGTCTAAACAATCTTTGTTCTAATAAAGAATCAATAGTGTCTAATTTTACTCTTTCTCCATCTACATTTACCCAATAATATGGTTCATCTAATTCTACTTTTTGTAAATCACTCAGAGTAGGAAATACTGATTCTCCCCCTATTCCAAATTTTCTGGTTTTACATAACAGTTTATCACAATGGTTACACATTGGTTCTTCATTACATTTAAAACCTAAATCTTTTTTACTATGAAACTTTATTTTATCTTGAATAACTTTATCTTCTAGAGGTGTAATAAAATGATTGTAATTAAATTGATTTATTTTTCTAGGCCATTCTTCTGGCCATTTTCTTTTTGCATATTGAATGAACTGATAAATAACTCTATCTCTTCCATCATCTAGTTTGCTTTGTGTTAATGATTCTAAACAAGGAGGACCGTCACTAAATTCTGATTGTGGTCTTTTAACTTCTAATTTTTCTAATTGTTCTGGTGTCTGAACATTTCTTTCATATAATCCATAAAAGCCGTTAATACTAGCAGCATTTCCATTTTCAAGAAAGGCATATCTTGTTGTATCATCACCATTAAAGTATGGTAAATTTAAAAAATTTCCTGTATCATCTTTCGATTTTAATTCTATTTGTTTTGGAAATACTTCTGATCCCCCATAACCTAGCACAGCACTAACTGATAGAAGTTTATCTCTCATTAGTTTTGCTTCAACAGGAACTTTTGTAAATAAAAACACATGAGCCCCACCTGATTTGGATCTAAATACTACTAGTGGTAATTTTAATAATTTAATTTTGTTAATTAATTTTTGATGGTCAAATCCTGCATAAGAATCTATATCAATACAGCCCCATCTACATTTGTTATCATCATTAATTGGAATAATACCTAAACTTGGTTCTTTACCCTGTAAGTGAAATAGCCAATGGTCATCAATAACTTTTTCTCTTGTTACAAATGATTTGCCTTTTATTTTTTGACCGTCCTCACCTTTTTTGTCAACATAAGTGACACCACGTGCTCGGTCTAATCCTTGAAATATACTTTTAAAATTTTCTACTGACATAAAAATTCAAGTGGGCGTATCCACTCTCGCTTAGACGCCCACTACCTAGGATTCGGTTAGTATGGTGTACTTGAATTTTCTTCAGTTCCGTGTTTAACTTTAACCTTACCTTTGCTAATTTGTGTAGCAAAGTTTTTGGAAAGTTCATACACTCCTTTGTTTTCAACTGGGCCAACTTTAGTCACATCCCATCCAAACCAAGTTCCTTTGTCATTAGACATCTGAACGGTTTTTAGATTATAAATGTGGCTATATGTAGGCGGTGTAAATAAACCATTTTTACCTTGAAGTTTAATACCCATCATCATTGAGTTCCATTTTCTACTCACTTTTAATTGAGTAGCTTTCATAGAAATCAAAGCTGAAGATGGACTACCATTCATAAAAATAACAT